TTTTTTTTTTTTTTTTTTTTTTGTCCAGAAACCACATACTGACCAAGACTACAATGGCTGGGGGTTACCAATAGGTACCACAGGAGGGGCACCACAAAACCAAAAAAGCGAGAAATCCTCGCCAACAGAAATATATCTCTCAAGGTAAGTGATACCATCTGTGCCAGCTATCACCTCCACTGCATGTGCTGGTAAAGTGGGATATGGAACAATGGCAAGGTTCTCAACATTCTTGGCGTGTGCAAACCTATACCTAACTTGGCTAGGAAACTCAACCTCGATCACAGGTTGCTGAGAAGGCGGAGAAAAAACGCCACCTGTTGCAAAGTCAATTGCATTATTGGCAGACCGTTCGTAAGATATAGCGCTAGAGGTAGTGGCAGGCAAAGCACCAACATCATAACCGCGCACGTTGCCACCAGGTATGCGGTAAACAGAATAAGACTGCATTTGCGGAACGGTTGGGCCGCTAACTACATACTTAGACCTCATAGCACCGCGAACGCCAATAAAGGCAGGCGTAAGGTAATGCAAAAGTGTAATATTAGCGAAATCATATTTGCCACCAGTGCTGGATCGATCAATTGCGGTAGAAGAATAACCCAAATAAGCAGGGAAATTACTTTCAATCAGCTTGATCCTCCTATTGCCAGTACCTCCGGAAGAATACGTTTTATAATATTCATATCGCTTCAGCAATTGGCGAAAGGATACAATAGACTCACCCATATACACCAAATCTGTATTGTCATCTTTGACGCAATTATTAATACAACTGATAGGAGATGTGCCCAATGGAGAATTGTCAGAAGGAGCAACCGAATCATAAGAATCCGACTGGTACTCCAATGACTGAGGCGTCATGTTGTATATAGGACAATACCTAGGAACAGCTCTAGGTATAGCAAATTTGCAGTCGTCAGTCATGGACATAAAAACGTTAATAGATATGTCGTTCGCAACAGAATTGTCAGAAGAGGTCAAGGGGTTGAGAACATATATGCCAATGACACCGTTGGCAGCAGCACTAATTGTGGTATATGGAGAAGTGCTAATATTAATGAGACCAGACGCAAAATCTGAGACCGGAAGCCAACTAGAATCTTGTGCCCAAGCCACATCAATAGTGAAATCACGCTCCTCAGCCAAATCAATTATCTTGGTAAATGCAATAGAAGATTCTAAACTACCGACATATGCAGGATCATATACAATGCGTAGACGCCCACGGTGAAAGGCAGAAGCAACAATCTGAAATCGGTATCGAACAGTGCCGCGCCATGATGTGAATGGCAATGCGACAAAAGCAGAAGCTGTTCTCAAAACCGCCGAACCATTAGCAACCGATATATTGGGGGTCACACGCGAATTAAAAAGCAACGAAGAACGCGCCGAAATGGAAGACCAAGGAAAAGTGGTCACGTAAGTAGGTATCGAAGCTAGCTTGCTAAGAACCAACTCATCACCTAAATCGGCCCCGCAAACCCTATTATCAACAGTCAACTCCTGCTTAGAGTCAACAGATAGTTTAATGGAACTATCTGGAGCGTCACAATTGACAGTATTACCGACAAAAGTTGGACGCATGTGAACAGGAGGATCTAAAATAATAGGACGTGAGAAGCCAAATATTTTGGCAACGCCAGATACGGCAGAAGCAAGCATACTAGTAGCCCTGGCGTAAGGCCCAATAACGGGCAAAGTAGATAATTTACCAGAAGCCAAAGCTAGTGCACTAGCGGTAGCAGAAATAGGAGAGACAGAATACTCATCAGATTGGGGAGTCAAACCGGCCATCGATATAGTCGTGGGGGCCGATAACTTAACATCCTCTGCCCATATGGCAATAGAAATGCTGAGAGGGATTGTAGACCCACTAGCATGCCTAAGTTGATTAATTTGCCTTATAAACATAGTCCCAAGCTGGCTGTAAGTGTTGGTAGTTATATCTAACACGTTATAATGCCAAACAAAAGGTAACTCCATTGTACCACCCTGCGATGTGGTGGGGTCAAGGAGTAGGTTCATCCTCTGTGAAGCAGTAACGACATTAGCTATATCAACACCAGATGTCAAAGAAACAGTATCGCTGACGGGCAAAGGCAAATAATCTGCCATCAACCGCCCATAATAAAAAGAATTGCCATTTATCATAAACTTGACCTTAAGTTTAGCCGAAGCCAGCTTAAAGTTAGTCATGCGATTCGCAACTCTCTTATTAGTGAAAAAGGTTGACCACGGATTAAAAGAATAAAAGAAAGGGGCAGGATTAAAGGGTGTCCAATCACCAGTGTTAATGATGATAGGTCGAGCAAAAAAGTCTGCTAAAGAAGCATCTTCATTATAAGCCACGTCCCTAGTAGAATCGTTAATAGAATTAACGGTAGTCTCCCAATCTGATATCTCGTCAGCGAACATTACGGTCTGATGATCAGTTACAGTGCTGATCACACTTATTTTTTTATTTGTTTTATTGTTTTCAGTAATCCATTTATTTCTACATTATGCTCTCGGATTATTCACAAAATGTAGCATCCTTATTTTTGTGCTGCAACACCCTCCTAAATAAGAGACTCACTACAAGTACATCACCGACAAAGCCTCACGCTGCTCACTAAAGAACGAAACATAGCAGACGCTGGTGTCATATATCGGCGGCAAATTTTTACTTACGCCCCCTTTTGCTCAGGGGGGTCGTGTGCACCGGCACACGCGGCCCACATTATTTTACGCCCCGGGGGAGGGCGTTGAAGGGCTAGGAAGGATACCTAGCCCGGTAATCCGCGACCATCTCGCGGTAATTAAGGAACTTCCTATCACCTGCCCTCGACATAAACACTTCAAGCCCGCACTCCTTGACTATAAGCTCTGCCCTACTAACAAACCATGTGTACTTCTCTTCCCCGTGAAGGAAATACTCGGCGGCACTTGTCTCAAGTGCTATTGCAGACAGCTCTTCAGGGCAAAGAAACTTCGAACCCTTGGAAGAGTGAAGGTTCTTGTGTATAGAAGCCTCCTCTATCGGACCGACATACTGGCCAAGCTCAGCGTTCCACACAAATGACCTCTTGAGGAATGTAACCTCAGAAAAAGGGATGTATGGGATAGATGGCGCAAGCTTGTCAGCCATAGTGTACACTAACCCCTGTTTGGCAAGGGCAGCTTGCAAGCTGGTATGGTTGAACTCCGGGAAGTCCTTATGGACGTTCATAACGTTATCGTCCCCAAAGTTGAGTGCAGAGACCGCACACGAATACCTAACGGATGGCTTGCGATCGTAAACGTCGTAAAAACCCATGCGCTGGTATAACCTATTAGCCTGGTTGTTGATTATCACCGTAAGACCGTGGCCAGAGGCATTAGAGCCATTAACCTGCACAAACTCGCCGTTAAACTCATATACAGGTTCACAAATGTCAGTGGCTATACCACGCATAACCTTGAGCTGCAAATCGGTAAAACCAGCAAATTTGGCCACTGATATCAGGAGCTTAAACCCTGTGTACGTCATCATACATGACATGCACGTATCATAAGCCTTGAAATCGCCTGCAATATTGTTATCAGGCTCGTACTTCTGCAAAATGCCAGCCACCTTGGTCCACTCAGGGCCGTAAGCATTGACGCCTACGGCGGACTCAAATTCAGCACTATGGTCCCTAATGAATTTAATTATCATCAAGAAGTACTTCCTCGTAAGTATTGTGAGTGCTATAGGACTCCCCGCTATGGTACGCACCTTCTCCTTTGCTACCTTGGTGGGCTCATCCTTCAGGGAAACCCTAAAAGGTGTATAAGCCCTATAACCCTCTTCGTAGCCTTTCTCCAAGAGCTCAACGGCCTCAAGTATCTCAACATCCGCCCGCAAGGGCGATGTGATACCCTCAACGCACTCACCCATCTCAGAAATAAAGTTCTTCTTGGGTGTGTTATATGGCCACCCGGCACTGGTGTTTAAATCCATACGATCTACACCTAGCACTCCATCAGCGCCAGCCAATATATTCTCAATGGGGAGGGGGTGAACCCTCTCGGATACATAATCAACTCCAAGTTTGTTGAGAAACTCATTCTGGTCGTCGAGTATATCAAGGTATGCCAACTCTAGTAGATCGTGATCGACATCCTTAATATCAAGCAAACCAGACGCATCAGCGTGCCACGGCTTCCAATTGCTGATATTCTTGGGTGGCCCATAGTTGTTGGGGACCCCCATATGTCTCTCGACAGACTCACTTATATATGAATCAGTCACCGTACTCTTGAATGTGCGCCTTAACCCAGTGTGAGAGCCATACAAAGACACGGACCCAACCTTATCCATGTAATTATACGGTGACTTAATATGAAGGCCGCCAGTCATAGATATGCCACGCTCTTTGTTTTGCAATTCGAAGCCTCTAGAACTAGCAACCTCAAAGTTAGTCGTGCGCTCATTGTTGTACAAGTGTCCAACAGCCTCGTCTATGTGGCTACGTAGTATCTGGGCACCGACACCCTGTGGAGCGCCTGTATGCCCCATCGTGTGCAGAGAAACAATGTATGGTCTTTTTCCAATGTCCAACAGCGGGGCAACACACATACCTGCCTCGGTGTTTCCACCAACAAGACTATACTGAACGCCGGTGTAAGTACCGATGCCATCATACTTAACCTGCAATGGCGAATACCTAGCCTTGTACTTGTGTGTCTCGCAGAACTTATCCTTAGATATATGCAAACCAGGCCCATCGAACTCTGAATAGCGCAACGGGAAAAGTGGCGTAAGATCCCTCACTGAGCCCAAGCTAATAAGGGAAAGTAAACACATATCAGTGTCACCCAACCTGACCCATTGCTTGTCGGTGAAAGTAACGCGCCTGCCGGGTGATATGATTTCCCCAGGGGCATATGTAATCGTGACTGCATTACACCCCTTCTTAAGGATATGAAAAGGCACGAACCACGAGTTGCTACGCGCGGGCAATAAATTGCACGCCGAGACTTTGGTAGCATCCGCAGTCAAATGGAACTCGGCTCTAACGAGGCAGTTGGACAAAACTTGTTCTAACTGCTCAACAGTTGCACCCCTCAAATCAGTAACGGGCTCTAAGGGCCTAACCCACGCCTTAACCCATGGATCGGGCCTCTCCTCATCGTCCTTCCTGGGTGCACTAATCATAGCGCCCTGAGTATTAACGGTGCGAACTGCCATATAGCAACGGCGCATACACCCTACTATAGCCACAATTGCGGCAATACGCAGGAAGTTAGATTTCCAAATTGTGTCAGCACCCTTCCTAATGCGAGCAGTAGTGTAGTCCGCGGCCTTCTTAATGGTGGTGTTGTATATAACACCCATGGCAGCGGTGGCAAACGGGCCTACAATAAGCCCACTCAACCACATGGTACCAAAGCCAGTGCACACAGCAACACACCTCAGGAATAGGACACAGCTAGCCCAAATAGCAAGAGTAGATGCGTAAAACTTATCTCGGTGGTCCTTCTTCAACAAGTTCCAGCCCCTAGGCTCCAGATAACTGCATATCTTCTCACTAATACCCATGTCACACACACGGGCGAGCTTCATGTACCATACCTTAAGGTGGTCAATGGCCACATCTATGTTAACGTCATCGTCCTGCAATGCAACACAGCCACTGCAAACAGCGGCTAAACTGCCGTGTGGACACAGCACCCTATGAAAAGATGTGGACGACCTAGCAACAAGCTCACGCTGCTGAGCTATGTGTGTGATACTGGCAGGGCCAATAACCTTAAACAAAACGTCAAGTCCTACGTCGGTACACTCAATATCCCCGTACTTGTGGACGACATACTTAACGGCTGACGGTGAATCAGGCACTGGATAGGCTCTCTCTATGGTAAAATTCCATGCGTCATTGACGACATTAACCATCTTCGCAGGATCTATCATACCAGTACCCGGTATAGCAAATTCAGGTTTAACCTTGAAAGTGACTATAAAGTTAAATCTGCGTAAAACGGCAGCAGGGGAAACAGAAAAAACCCCAGCCTGAAGGTGCTTGATATTGGTCGTGCCAAACACAAAAGTAGGCTTAAAGGCAATTCTACCTTTAAGGTGGAGGTCTGCATTGAGCGCCATCTTAGGATCATTATTGATCATATCAATAATTATGCGTAAAGGCGACTCCTGACATTTGTCCGCCGAAGTGTTTGCTATGTCGTCAAGCACAACCACCTTATGGTGAGATCTGTATTCGGACTGATACTTATCATTACTGTTAAGAGACACTTTAGTGTCTGGCGTGCTCTCAAATCCATTGACTCTAAGGCAAAGGTTAGATATCTCATTGATCATATTCGTCTTGCCCGTACCAGGTTGTCCCACGAAAAGTAAGGCAAACGGTGCAGAGCGAATAGACATAGCCCGATCATAATGCTGTATATCAGCCTCAATCTGGCGGAGATTCATATGTTTCCTCTCCAGGTACGCCTTAACCTGTAAAGGCTTAGCCCTTTTAATTGCCTTGGCATACGTCTCAATTGTTTCCGTAAGGGTAAGACAATATGCATGCTCATCAGTAAAATTACCTGAAAGCTCAATAGAGCTAGTAAGGTAATGAGTCTTGGACGCCATAAGATTGGCGTAGTCGGCATCAGCCTTATTCATAGCTGAATCGCTAAATAAGGCCCATATGCTACCTGTGTTCCAAACGTCTATACCGCGATCAACGACTGCGGAAAAGAACTCTAACGCATAACTTATGACGTCGGAACCCATAACTGAGGCAAATGCTCCGGCACCGACCATCTTCTCATAGAACTCTACGGAAAATGGCATCGCTGTCGCACAACATACACCCGCAGTGACCAATGAACCTATCAGCTTCTTAAATTTGCAGTATATCTCACAATCCTGCATCTGGCCCCACCTCAAAAGCATATCCTTAACATTAAAGCCAGATTGAGTCTCAGCAACTGGCTTAAAAAGAAGCTGTATATAATCAACCAAGGTACTAGACACAGCCAAATCAGGAAAATTTCCATTGACGTATGCAATAACGATGGTGATCATATGCGTTATAGTCTCACACTGGGAAAGGTTAACGCCCAAAAGTAAGACACCCTCGAAAAAATTTGCGGCTCCACGCGTAACAAAATCGTTGCCAATCATACTCTTCAAATCAAATGAAGTTCCGGCAATGCGACTAAAGAAATCCGAACTAAGGCTCTGAACTTCCCAAAATGACTTACTAGCCTTCACAGGAGTGCACTCAAGTGCCTCAAAGCCAACATTGCTGCAATTAACTTTTTCCAAATCAATACCGAGCTTCTCACCGCTACCCATAACGGCAGAAGACACATTGACATCAAAACCCACTGGATCAATCCAACGCCCCTGCGTGAAGCTCCAGTAACTACGCGTACGCTTTAAAATACCCTTACTAAGACTAAATCGGTTTTCACTAACTTGTGCCATGATATCAATCACCGGAAAACTTCTTGGAGGAAATTTTCCGACGATTGATACCACCGCGAAGGTGGTATCAATTGTCGGTCACGTGCTTTATTATCCAATAGGGAAAGCCTCCACAGCATGTATTTCAAAAACCATGTGAGGCAACCTACCAGTTTAAGGTTATGGCTTGCAGGGACCTGTCCTGTCTACCCGGCGTACCGGACGAGTATCATGAGACTCTCAACAGGTGGTTTACATCAAACCGCGTAACCACACGAGATATTTTTTTCCTCGCAAGACGCACGTAAGTGCATCTTCGCGAGTGCGTAACTACGGTCAAATGGGGTATTTCGCTCCCCAAACTAATTTCACGCTTACGGTGGATCCGTAAGTACCCTGTTCCGTGAACAGATTGTCCTGTGATTCACTATCACTGGAAGTAGAAAGGTTCCCAAATTTACTTCAAAGGTATAAGAAGTGCTCAATCCCGTTGATGGGAGAGCGTGTTTACGTGCTGTTGAGATCGACGTAAGATCTTTGGCCCAGATGGGCCGAGACCCCCCGCATAAGCGGGGGGTCCCCGGTACCGTTAAATCGGTGTTCTAGTGGAATCCCGGGATATTCCAGATGCAAATGCATCTTAAACCGCATAAAGCGGCGGCACAAAGTGCCTGAATGCGCCCCCCCGAAGGGGGGCGCGGTCCAATTGCTGTTAGGATTGAATTGGTAAAATCCGTTGGTGGCAGTAGATCGACTGCTAGCGCTCAAAAAACCTGTCTGCTCGATATGCATACATGTAGGGGTTTTAAATCTTGTGATCATTCGTAAAATAACACAAGGAAAACCATTGCTACATATATATATTGATCAGAAGAACCAGGGGTGGTTAAACCCCAAATCGAGACAGACTCTACGTACGCGTTGCCGCG